AGCCTTGACATCAACATCTTTGGGTTCAAGTCCACATCACCAACTGTCGGAATGTTCAACTTCTACGGCTCAGATGCTGGCAAGACGGCAAATGTGAAGCTGCGGGTGAGCGGCCTGGTCTACAGCGCGAATGTATTTGCCAACATTACCGGGGCAAACTTCTCGGTGTTCAACCCGGACGGCTCAATGCCTGTGGACATTACCACGCTGACACGTACCGTCGCGCAAACAGCAGTTCACAGCGGCGCGACGACGGCCGGAACCATCATTGCGGGCAACCTGGCCATCTGCGACGCCACCAATGCCGCGCTCAGCTGGAAGCAGCTGAGCAACCCCGCTCTCGTCTATTGATGGCGCTTTACCTCTGAGCACACTGCGCACATGACCGAGCAACAGCAAGTTCAACGCGCACGCGAAGCATCCCTTGTGCTCGATAACCCGGCCTATCAGGAGGCGATGAGCCAACTTAAAGGCCAGGTGATCGCGCAGTGGAAAGAATGCCCGGTGCGTGACCGTGAGGGGCAGTTGCTGCTTCTCCAGCTTGCCAAGCTCACAGACAAGTTTGAAGCGATGCTGACCGGCATGGTGGAGACGGGGAAACTCGCTCAACACCGAATTGATCTGGATCGTGAGCGCAACGAGAGCAAGGCAAGCCGCTTTCTGCGCAAGGTGAGTTAAGGCGATCACCCGCCATTTTGCGAACGCAGCGATGCGCCGCGCTCCCGCCCTGGTGACTTGAGGGCGCAGCAAAGACTTGAGAGAGAGCGACATGAGCGGACACGCAGACACTGCACCCGATTCACTGAGCGATTTGGCTTCATTCCTTGGCGACACTCCCGACGCGGAATCGCCTGACGAGGACATGGAGCACGATGAATCCGACGATTCCACCGCCGAGGGCGACACGGAAGACGAGGAAAGCGACGGACAGGAAGAGTCTGATGACGATGAGTCTGATGACGAAGAAGCCGAAGACACGCCTGCACCCGAGCGCAAATTGAAAGTCACCGTCAAAGGTGATGACGGCACGGATCAGGAAATCGAGGTTGACGAGGCCGAGGTTGTGAAGGGCTACCAGCGTCAAGCGGACTACACCCGCAAGACGCAGGAACTTGCACAGCGCGAGCATCAAGCCGTCGAAATCCTGAAAGCGAAACATGACGAGTTCGCGCAAGACTACCTGTCGAAAGCGGAAGCCAGTCGGGCCGCAATCGTTCAGCTTGCCGGACTCAGGGGCGAGGACGAGATGGCGCAGCTCGCGCAATCCGACCCCGCCGCGTGGGTAGCAGAAAACCAGCGCCGCCAATCTATCGTGGCTGTCCTGGGGCATCTGGATCAGCAGATTGCAGTCGAGCGTCAAGAGATTGAGCGTCGGCAGGCAGAAGCTATGCAGCAGGCCCGTTCGGAGATGTTCCAGCGCACCTGGGCAGAACTCCAAAAGGATGGCATCGACCGCGAGAAGCTGGCGAAAGCGTATTCAGACGTGAGCAGGGCATACGGGTTTTCCGGCGATGAGCTGGCCCAGGTGCTTGACCACCGTCAGGTGCGCGTGATGCTGGACGCGTTGGCCTACCGTCAACTGAAGGAGCAGAAAGCTGTCGTTCAGAAGAAGGTGGATGCCGCGCCAAAGCTGCCCCAAAAAGCTACACCGACTGTCAAAGACCGCAAGAGTCAACAGCTTGAGGGCCGCTTTAAGGGTGGCCGCGCCAAGCTGGGCGACCTTGCATCCTATTTGCGTTAACAGGAGCATGAATCATGGCTGTGCCAACCAATCTTTACCAGAAAGCCTCTCTCAAGGGCGACCGCGAAGACCTGATCGACAAGATCTACAACACCAGCCCCACCGAAACACCGGTGCTGTCGGCTGTGGGCCGCGTGAGCGCGACCAACACGTACCACGAGTGGCAGCGTGACGCCCTGGCGACCGCCAACAAGGACAACGCGCTGATCGACGGCGATGATGTGACCTTGGACGCGCAGACCGCGACCGAGCGTGTGGGCAACTACATGCAGATTTTTGCGAAGAAGCCCGGTGTTTCCCGCCGAGCCAACATCGTCAAGAAGGCAGGTCGTGGCTCTGAACTGGCTTACATCAAGGCCAAGTCGATGCTGGAAATCAAGCGTGACATCGAGGCCATGATTGTCTCTGCCAACGCTGCTGTCGCTCCCACCACTTCGGTGGCGGGTAAGTCCGGTGGTCTGGGTGTGCAGAACAACGCCAACACCGAACACGGTGCGGGTGGTTCGACTGCTGCGTGGACCTCTGGCGCCCCAACCACGGCCCCGACCGCTGGCACGGGCCGCGCCTTCACTGAGGCCCTGCTGAAGTCCGCTGTTCAGAAGACCTACATTGCCTCGGGTGAAGTCCCGCGCATGGTCATCATGAGCCCGAACCACAAGGGTGTGTTCTCTGGCTTCGCCGGTATCGCTGTCAACCGCTATCAGGTGAGCAAGAAGGAACAGGGCCGCATCATCGGCGGTGCTGACGTGTACATGTCCGACTTCGGTGAGCTGGAAATCGTCCCGCATTACCTGATGGCTGGCAGCACTGACGTGCATCTTTGCAACACAGATTACGCAGAGGTAGCGTACTTGGATGGGTTCCGTACCGAGGAACTTGGCAAGAATGGAGATTCGGAGCGCGTGCTGGTGACTGCCGACTGCGGCCTAGCCATTCGTGCGCCTAAAGCTTTTGCCAAGATTTCGGACTTGAGCGGCGGATGAGTTGACTAACCTCTAAGGAGGCTGATCCAGCGTCACACCACAAGAGGGGGCTTCGGCCCCCTTTTGCTTTTGCGCTTTACCCGTTTGGATGATCTGTGCATCACATCCAACGCTGGGAAAGCGACGATGACGCCGGTCGAATCATTCGAGATTGACGAGGGCACCGACCAGTACGGTGTCCACACCCGCCTGATCTATCAGGGCGACGAGGTGATCAAGCACACCTCGCAGGACTGCGCCCCGATCCTTGAGTTCGCCAAGGAGAAGCGCAACGCGACAGCCGGGGAGCGATGGGGCGAAATGCGCCACGTCGCCACGATCCCCATGCACATCTACGCCGATATCTTGCAGATTCAAGACCAGAACGAGCGCAAGAAGAAGGTGCGCGAGTACGTGCAGGCGAACCCGGCCTTTGCCACCTTTGACGCGTACCTCAAGCGATGAACTACACCGAACTCAATGACGAGGTGGCGCGGTATCTGCACCGCACCGACCTGACAAGCCAGATCCCCACGTTCATCGGCATGGCTGAGGCTGCGCTTTTTCGTGAACTGAACATCCGCGACCTGCAAACCACGGCCACGCTGACCATGGCTGGTGAGTTTGCGCCCCTGCCTGTGGACTTCGGCACGCTGGTCAAGCTGGAAGGCGTGGTTGGCGGAACGACCTACGCGCTGGACTACCAAAGCAAGCCAGAGCGCAACGCAGACCCAAGCGCATCGCCTACGGTCTACGCTTTCGAGTCGGGGCAGATCCGCGTCTATGGCGCGGGTGATGGCGTCACCTTTACGCTGCATTACACGCCCAAGGTCGAAGCCTTGAGCGCAACCAATGCCGACAACTGGCTGACAGTCAACGCCCCTGACCTGTACTTGTTCGCATCCTGCCTTGAGGGGGCCAAGTACATCCGGGCAGGTGATCTGGCGCAAGCTCTGACGGTGATGGTTGCCGAGAAGCTAGAGGCGGTTCGCCGCTTCATCGAGCGCAAGACCATGCCATCCAACTCTGGCCTGCAGGTGAAGGTGCGCCGTGGATAAGCTGCTGGGGTTCTCGCCTGACGTTGACCCGACCACTCCGGGCGTGATGCTGGATGTGGTCAATTTGGTGCCAGATGAAAGCGGCATGAAAGGCGCCCCGAGCCCTGTCAATGCGGTAGGTGCGCCCGTGTTGGCTGCGCCCTGCATCGGCGCTGCGGTGATCACGAAGCTGGACGACACGCGACGCATCTTCGCCGGGACGGCCGGCAAGCTGTACGAGCTTTCAGCGGGGGCGTGGGTGGACGTGTCCGGCGCGGCATACGCTGGCGGTGCGGATACCCGGTGGAGCTTTGCGCAGTTCGGCGACTCAACGCTTGCCGCTAACCTTGCCGACCCCATTCAGCGCTCTGCTGGGTCAGGGGCATTCTCCA